TGTAAAACCAACTCCAGAACAACAAACTGAATTTGACCAGGTAATAATGTTTTCTGATAGGATAACATTTGATGCTCAAGAAAATGATTTAACATTGTCAGCATTTAGAAACATTAATGTGGGTGCTGGACAAAACATATCCATAACATCAAAAGGATTCTCACTTATTGAATCTAATAATATTTATTTAGGAGTACAATCTCAAAGGAAAAAAGAACCTATAGTATTAGGTGATGAGTTAAGAAAGATGTTAGAAGATATAACAAAGATATTAAAAAATGCTCATGCTCTGGTACAAGGAGTTCCCGTACCACTTACTGATGCTTTAGGATCTCCGTTAGGTACGAGTAAGAGTGTTGCACTTGAAAGTCCTATACTTACTTTAACTGAGATGGTGACTCGTTTAGAAGCAAGAACTGAAACTGAAGATGATGATGGAAATATAAATTATGGCAAAGATGGTCCTAAATTTCTAAGCCATCACCATTATATAGAAACAAACAGACCAAAACCAACACAGGAGTAATAATGAAGGTTAATATATTTAAGAAGTTAATAAGAGAAGTAATAAGAGAAGAGTTAGATTTTAAATTTGCAGCACTTGAAAAAAAGCTAGATGAAGTGTTAGTTAGTAGTAATTCTAATAGTTTAGTTGAAGATAGAGCTCCACAACGTACCGCATCTCCGACTGGTAAAAATCCAGTTTCTAATACTAAAGTACCTATGACTACAAATTCTATCTTAAATGATATATTAAAAGAAACTGCTAATGCAGGTGAATGGAAAAATATAGATAAAGAAGTAGAAGTAAAATCAGTAGTTGACGATACTCAGAACTTACCTGATCATCTAGCAAATGCTTTCACTAAAGATTATTCTGGTATAATGAAAAAAGCAGAAGAAAAATCAAATTTTAATAAAGGACCTAATAATGGGGCTTAAATCCGACATATATGATGCCTTTGTAAAAAACCTTGGTGAAGATAATGTTAATGCTACATCCGATGGTCAAATGAAAGTTGATGAGTTAGCAGAAGATTTATCCAAAGCTATACAGACATTTCTTTTAGCTCAAGATTTTAAAGTTGATAAGTTAAGTGCACCTGTTGTTCAGACAAGTGTAAATGGAGTACTTACAACTCCAATTCCATCGACACCCGCTGCAGTTCCACCTGGAGGATTAGTTAATCTTCTTGGTCAAGGTCCTTTCGTAATAGAAACATCGGCTGATGTAGATGTAAATTTTCCTGGTGCAAGTATGGGTGCTCAAGATGCTTCTAATAATTCTTTAGTTAAACTGAGAGTAGTAAAGAAAGGTAGTAAATAATGCCAATATTAGATAGAAGAAAAAATCAATTTGTAGAAGACCAAGATAGTAGGGTATCAGTTGGAATAGACTTTCCATTAGCTAGGGTTCCTGGTGGGGATGGGTATTTTGCAACAACTAAAACTACTATTGATGCTATAAAAACTAACATAAGACTTTTACTACAAACCAATCAAGGTGAAAGATTATTCCAACCTAGTTTGGGTGTGAATTTAAAACAACTTCTTTTTGAGCAAATGACAGATGATATAACTATTCAAATTGAAAATGAAATAGTTGATACATTTCAAAGGTGGTTACCATTTATTGATTTAAACAATATCGAAGTTAATAGAAGAGATGATATAAATCAAGTAAATATAAACATAGAATTTAATATAAATAGAACACCTAATGCTACAGAAAGTGTTCAGGTTACATTTGATGGTGTCGGTGATGAAACCACATCAACAACAAGTGATGGAGCTTACTAATGGCATACACCGATAAACAAAAATTAATAGAAACCAATGTAAACTATACAAGTAAAGATTTCAGTACGATTAAAGCTGACTTGATTGAATATACCAAATCCTATTTTCCTGATACATATAAAGATTTTAATGAAACATCACCTGGTATGATGTTAATAGAATTATCAAGTTATGTCGGTGATGTTCTTTCTTATTACATTGATTATAACTACAAGGAAAATTTATTAGCAACGGCAACTGAAAAAAGAAACGTAAGAAGACTTTCCGAGTTTCTTGGCTACAAAGCCCCAAATAAAACACCATCGGTTGTTAAATTAAAAGTTACTACAACAATTGATGCTAATGCAGATGGTACTCCTAATTATGGTCAAGCTCCATCTTCAATAAATAGTGGATTGCAAATTGCTTCTAGTTTAGATTCTCAAATACTTTTTGAAACCACATCTGAAATAGATTTTACATCGAGTGGTTCCGGTGATCCTGCTGTAAGCGCTCCAACATTAGATGGTAATGGTGAGGCTGAATCTTATACCCTTACACGACATGTAAGAGCTGTTTCGGGTAAAACTAAAACAAAATCATTTACTATAACAAGTCCAACTAAATTTTTAGAATTAGATTTGGGTGAGGATAATGTAGTTGAGGTAATAAGTTGTATCGACTCATCTGGACTTACATGGTATGAAGTTGATTACTTAGCACAAGAAAAAGTTTTAAAACAGACTCATTATAGTGATGATACGACCAGAGATAGTGCTTATGACCAAGGTGATGCTACAACCGTCTTATCTATTATACCTGTTCCTTATGTTGCTGAATATATAAAAACAAATAAAAAATTTATATCAAATTTTGATGAGGATACACAGACATATAAAGTTCAGTTTGGAAATGGATTATTTAAATTTAGTAATTCTGGTTCAAATGTAGATTCTATTGAACAGGCAGGTGTGACAGTAAATGGAACTAATCTAGCTGATATACCTGGTGCTATAGGTTCTACAATAGGTAATAATTTAAACTTAGGTGAAACTCCAGCAAACACAATAATGACTTTTACTTATCGTGCTGGTGGTGGTGCTACATCAAATGTTCAAGCTGGAGAACTTACAATTCCCCAAAATACTCCTCTTGGAGTAGATATATCTATAACAAATGATGAACCGAGTGTCGGTGGAACAGATGGTCAAACCATAGATGAGATTAGAAATAATGCTAGTGCATTCTTTGCTACTCAACTTCGATGTGTAACCAAAGAAGATTATACAGCAAGAATACAAAGTATCCCAGCAAAGTTTGGTAGTATTGCTAAAGCATATGTAGAACGATTAGATGGTGGTACTCTTTTAGTATCCACCCTTTCTTATAATCAAAGCAGACAACTTACTCAAACACCACAACTTGTTTTACAGAATATAGCAACTTATCTTAATCAATTCAGAATGATTAATGACCAAGTTGATTTTGGATTTTCTTTAAGGGAACTTTTATTTTCCGGTTATATAATAAACTTTGGTGTTCATTTTAAAGTAAACTATGATAGGCGCTTTAATCCAACAGAAGTTAAATTAAATGTAATTCAAGTAATAAAAGATTTTTTTAAAGTAGGAAAATTAAAATTTAGACAATCTATTAATATGAACGATTTACAATATAATATATTAGGATTAAGTGGTGTTATTGGAATAAAAGAATTAAAACTATTTCAAGATGGAAATGATGATTATGGCAGTAATAGGAAATTATATTATTATAGAGGTGATGGTGAAATTATAGGAACTGATGCTAATTATGGATTTCAATATGATTTTCATAGTGCCCTTGAAGATGGTATTTATAAACCATCGGTTTCACCTGCTGTATTTGAATTAAGAAATCCAAACCAAGACATTTATGGGAAGGTAGTATAATGCATAGATATTTTTTTACAACCAAAGACACTTTTATTAATAGTGGTTCAGACGCGATTACGGGTGAAGACTTTAAAGATAAAAATACAGGACAAGACGAGATACTTGAATTAAAAAAAGTATTTTTTGATAGGACATTTTCTTATCAAACAAGAGTTCTTCTTCAGTTTGATACTAATGAAATAGAAAGTTATATTAGTTCATCTGTTCTGCCCAATGACTATCAGTTAAATCTTAGACTTTATGAGACAGAAGGAACAAGTGGTTTAAGTGAAGAATACACAATTGCTGCTTATCCATTGAGTGAATCTTGGGATGAGGGTGTTGGTAAAGAGAGTGATACGCCAAAGACAACAGATGGATGTAGTTGGTTGTATAGAAAAAATAAAAATAATTCCGAAATAAGTTGGGTAGCACCTGGTGGAACTTATCTTAGTGGTAGTGATGAAGTAACCCAAGTATTTTCAGCAGAATCTCCTGACCTTAATATGGATATTTCTACTTTAGCTAATAAATGGTTTGGTGGTGTTAATGAAAACTATGGTATATTAGTAAGATTATCTGGTAGTAGAGAAACATCTTCTACTAGTTTTGAAGACCTTAAATTTTTCTCAAGACAAACCAATACAATATACTCTCCTAAGATAGAATTAAAGTGGGACGACCATCTTCCAGCAACTGGTTCTAACACAGGTAGCTTGACCACCTTGGATGTTTCTGGTAATAGTGAGAACTACCTATACCCTATACACTTACGAGAAGCGTATAAAGAAAACGAAACTGTAAAATTTAGATTTGGTGCTCGTAAAAGATACATACAAAAATCATTTACAACATCGGTTCAAACCGTAAGCGGTAGTTTTATACCCGAAGGTAGGGGTGTTTACTCTATTATTGATATGGCAACAAATGAACCAGTTGTTCCATTTAGTGCTTATACCACGATGAGTTGTGATGAAACTTCTAATTATTTTAAACAAGATTTGGATTCATTTGAACCTAATCGTGCTTATAAGATTTTAATAAAAGTTAATCACGATGATGGTCAAGAAATAATATATGATAACGATTTTGAATTTATACTAAGGACTTAATCATGGCTATTTATGATGGTGATGACACAGGTGAAGAAGAATCAGGAATAAACCAAAATCCTATTATAGAAGTTGGTTTAAATGCTACAGCAGAAGATAGTTTTTATTTTGTAGAAAATCCTGAAGAACTATATGTAGGTCCTTATCACATACATCAAGATGGTGAAATTATGATTGGTGGGGGTGAATTGGGAATAAATCATGAACTAAAACCAGATGAAATAATATTTAGAAAAGTTACCTATGCTGCTATACAAGAAACTCGTGAAGCAGTAAGTGATATTTTTTATAAACTATGGTTTGAATCTAATACATTAACTGATGAACAACTTCTTTCTCTCCAAACAACTATCCGTGATGGTATAAAACAATCCGGTCGTACTGAAGATGAACCACTTGTTTTTTATAAAAAAGATAGAAACACTTTAGAAAATAGAAAAGATATAGAAGGTGATATTTTTGAACAGTTATGCCAATATATTTTTGATAACAATATTACTCAACTAGAAGGTAAGTTTTCTATACTAGAAACAGAATTACCAGCAGAAGGTACGCCTCCACAACTAGTTATTCAATATAAAATAAAATTTATAGATGGGGCTAATGTATATGAACTAAATATTGCTAAAAAAATAGGAAATGAATTTACAGATATTTTAAATCTAAGTCAATTAACAAAAACAAAAACTGGTTCTAAAATAGATCCTGAAAAAGCCCAAGAAGTTTTAGATACTGGTATATTTGAACTTCTTCCAACCCAACCAGATCGTCAAGAGCAGATAAACAATTTCTTTTCAGACTTTGATGACTTTGTAGGTCCAACTCCAAGTTTTACAGATGTGGATGGGGATGGTGCGGGAGAACAACCTGATAATTATCAAGATGACGAAGAGAGTCGTGTTAGTCATGAAAATCAAGTGGACGCTTTTATAACTAGATTAGATGACCAAGTAAATGAAGAGAATGGTGGTAAGACTCTTCAATCAATGAGGAACAAACTTAACACTTATCTTGGCGATGTTGATAATATTATTCACAACTTAGATGATCAAAGACCTGAATATGAAAACACATCAGAGGGTTTTCTTAAAATAAGAAAACCAAATCAAGCAATTATTTTAACCGCGCCTGGTGATAATTTATTAGAATTTGATAAAAAAAACGAAGATGGAATCCCAAGTTATTTAACCGATGGTTTTACAATAACAATGTGGGTAAGGTTTGTAAGTAAAACATCAGAAGGAACTCTTTTTAATTTTGGCAACCCAAACTCTTTAGAAAACCCATCTGGATTTAGATTAGAGACATATGTAAAACCTAATGTTGATGACAATGGTAAAATTGTTAGACTATTAAGACTAATAATATTTGATGGGGTAGTTAGGGATAATCATTGGGGAACATCCAATCCTACGAGAAAAACACTTTCACAAGCGGGTTATCAAAATGGTGTGGGTAGAAATATGAATCCAGTTACACGTTTTGCTAAATCCCATAGAAATTATCCTACAATACCAACTGATGATTTAAACGAGTGGTATTTTATTTGCGCTACTTATAATCCTAATGTAGTAGAACCATCTTTAGAAGATGGTAACGAACTTCTTACTAATAAAGATTATTGGTTAAATCATGTTATACCAGGAGTAGAAGATGCTGAAGATGGAATAGTTTCTTTTAGTGGTCTTGGTGCTAAATGTAAAGTGGAAATAATAAGCCGTAGCGATTTGTTAAAAGCTCGTGGGTATAAAATAGATGACTTAACAGTAACAGCATCCGAAGAGGCATCTAATCAAGGAAATAACTCAACATCGAATACCAATAATACCGGTGCACCACCAGAACCAAATTTTACATATGAAATACAAATTCCAATGGTAATAGATTTAGCAGATACCGGCGGAGAACAATAAATTTAAATTGAGGAATTAATATGGCAGTTGCAAATAATGATGATACCGTTGACGATAGTGCAACGGGTGACGATCTACTAATCGTTAAATTATCAGAAGAAATTCAATTCACGGACGCAACACTTAACGCTGATGAAGTATTGTGGGATTTTGGAAATGGTGATTTTTCAAGTGATAGAAATCCATTATATACTTACTATTCAAATGGCGTGTTTAATGTTATATTAACTGCTGTTAATGATTTTGGTGAAGCATCAACAACTCAAACTATAACAATATCTAGTATAGGAGAGATGATTGTAGATCCTAATGAAGAACAACAAGAAGAAGAAACTCAAGAAGAAGAAACTCAAGAAGAAGAAACTCAAGAAGAAGAAACTCAAGAACAACAAGAAGAAGAGCAACAGCAAGAAGAAGAGCAACAGCAAGAAGAAGAGCAACAGCAAGAAGAAGAGCAACAGCAAGAAGAAGAGCAACAGCAAGAAGAAGAGCAACAACAAGAAGAAGAACAACAAGAAGAACAACAAGAAGAGGAACAAGAAGAGGAACAAGGAGATACATCAGGTAAAGGTGCAACTAAAACTCGTGGTTATAAAGGTAAAGATGGTACACAAAATGATGAAAACCAATAATAAATAATGGCAAAATTTACTACAATACCTAATCTTAAAGGATTATCCTACCAATCTATCCAAGGAGAGCCATCACCAATAGCTGGCATACAAGAACTAGGAACATTTACTATAAACAATAGAGGTTTTTGGGAAGAGATTAATTTTAATGAGGCTACATTACAACCTTATTTAACTGGTAACTTAACAACATTAGATGTATTATTTAATGAAGAAGCAGATGAAGGAAGAGGTATTCCTTATTTAAATTCAATAAATAACTCACCAAGATATCGGTATTCAATAGATGCTATACCATATGTTATTGATCCAAATGACGATGATGAAATAATTAGACTTGATGAATATTACGATAAAACCAATAATACCAATGAATATTATTTAACAACAGAAGGTAAAATAAATTATCATATTTACCCAAGAGAAATTGGTAGGAATCCATTTAATAGTAATATTGATAATTACACTACTAGATTAACTACAGATAATTTTGATATATATGCTGATAACGAAGATGAGATAGGTCATTTTTTATTTAAATTAAATTGGGGTGATGGCACTCCATTAGAATATACTAATGAACCTAAGTTATTAGAGTCAACAGTTTTATTAGATCACACTTATAAAAAACCTGGTTTTTATTCTATTACAGGAGTAGTGTATGCTTTTGATGGTAATAACATAGGTGCATATGAAAAGTTTCAAACAAACATTTTATTAAATCCATCTAAAAGCTATGAATTTAATTTATACAATTATGATAATTTTGCTACCATAGGTGGTATTAGTGTAGATTCTAGTTTAGTAAAATCTGCTGTTAACATACCAGGAATAGATCCGATTGATTTTAATGATGAAACTGCTTCGGAAAAAGTAATAGAAGATATAGACTTACTAGATAGATTAGATTTATTTAACTTTTTAAATAAAGTTGATAGTACTCTTTTAAATAAATTTGAAGATTTTCTATTACCATATTCACAAGAGTTTGAAATCCCTATTCAAATATATGGGTGTATGGATTCTAATGCTAACAATTATGATGGATTTGCAAATATGGATGATGGATTATGTAATTATGATTTTAATATAAACATTAATTTTAATAATAATGGTAATAATATATACCTTGCCAGAATAATATATTTTACAGATGGCTTACCACCAGCTCAAGCACAATCAGGACAACAAGTAGCAGAAGGTGATTTTTGGTATATATCGGAGATTCTTCTTGGCGATACTTCAACTGGCGGTATATTAAACACTAGTGAATTACTAAATGACGATATACCAAAATTATTTTTTCAATTTGAAGAACAAGGTCAACCACCACCATTTACTAGTGTTGTTAGTCTTAATAATCAAAATACTCTCGGATATAGATTTAAATTAATAACTGCGTATGATGATGATAATAATCCAATTAATGGGTGGTATACATTTGAACAAATAAACGATCCTAGTATAGATAATCTTGAATTAGATGGATCCCGTGAGTTGTTATTAGAAGCAGACATCAACTCATCCACAAATACAGATGAAGAGTCAGGTATAAGTCAAAATCCAGTTACGGAAGCTCCACTTAATACTGGTGCTACTGGTGAATATAATCCTGATATGTGGTATTTACAAGAAGAAGGTGATATACTCCAACCTGATTTTGATAATCAGTATACTGGTGGTTTATATCATAGACATGACGATGGAACATATCATATTGGAGGTGCAATTGTAGGTGATATTCATGACATACCTGCAGATGAAATAATAGTACCAGCAATTGAACCAGGCTCTCTTAATAAATATAGAATAATTTTACATAATAGTCCAAGTACTTTTGAATCAAGTTATTCAAAAGTTAAATTTCCAGGTGGACCTCAATCAGTAAATGATAGTAATTTTTCTAATATGTATAATGGCTATCCAAGTACAAATAATCAATTTATAAGTAATATTGAAGAAACAGGTGATACTTCTGTTGCAAGTTTTACATCAGATACCTTAACATTACCACATCCACCTCTGAGTCATGCAGCTGATTTTTTACAAGATAAAATTGTTCAAATAGAAGGTAATAGAGTAAATGATGATCCAAATTCTGTATGGGTTGGTTGGTATTATAGTGATTCTTCTTTAATAACAACTTCTAAAATAAAACAAATTGTTTTAAATGACGAGGTATGGGAAGCATCAGGAGGGGAATTAGACGAGACAGGAGTTGATCCTGTAAGAGTAATTAATTTATATGCTAAAGTAGTACTGGACTTGGAAATTTAAAATGGCTAGAATACACAAAGGATTTATAAATAAAAATTTAACCGATACCTTTAAGGATACTGGTTTAAATAACTTTGACTTAGCCACAACTAAAATTTACAAGGGTGTAAAACTGATGTGGGAACAGTTAGGATTTGAAAGTGATGATAGTGATAAACCAAATGAAAATATTTATTGGAAAAATATAATACCAAATGATTATACTCTTTTAAATAAAAGTGGAATTACAGTAGAAGATGGTGATGATCCGGTAAGTGGTTCAAGAACTCCAAGAACTCCGTATAAGGAAGTAATTATAAATCAAGATGATGAACAAGTATGGGATGATAATTATTATTATCCAAATTTACCTAAGTTAGATATATATGGTAATTTTGTAGAAGAGGTAAATACAGAAAACTCATATGGAGTAAGTACGGCACCAATAACAAACTTAGATGAAGCGGATGATAACTTAATATTAAATGTGGATTTTGATCAAAATAATACTGGTGATTTAATTGATAAAACCGATTACAATAAAATTGAATATAATCAAGATTTTAAATTATCTCTTGATCAAAATTTTAGATTACAACGAACTCAAACTTTAAGTCAAGATGGTATTACTAAAGATAGTACAGAGCAGGCATTTTAATGGCATATAACAAAAAAAATAGTTACCCATCTATAAAAACACCTGGTGTTTATCCAGAAGGAACTAATACAGAACTTGGATTAAATAGTTCTAATCTTGTAGATTTTTCCTTGGGTAATTGGAACTCTATAGTTAAAGGAAATAAGATATTATTATCTTCAGTAAATGTCCCATCTAATAAGAAAGGTGTGCCAATTAATATAGAATTTGATTTATCCGAAATAATATATTACAAAATACGTAGACCGGCATCCGGTGCACAAAGCACTTTAGTAAAAAATACCATTAATGAAAGCGCAAGTAATAATGACAGAGACATTCTTTTTGAAGCTGGTTTATTAAATCCATCAAATCAAGGCTATACATATAAAGATGTAGCAGGACCTCTTGTACAAATACTTTCAGAGTCGGGTGGTAGTTTATTTAATGTAATAGACAATAATGATGATGGTGCAGTCCAAAGAGCTAAAGATTTTTTAAATTATTTTTATAATGAACTTACCTTTCCTGAAATAACAAATGGAATAGAAGTTGATTTAACAGGAAAAACTCCATTTTCAAATAGAACAATCTTATTTTCAGATGGAACAGCTTTTATACAACCAAGAGAAGACAATGAAGACGCTGGAATAATTTTATCACTTGATGATGATTTAAAGGAAAAAATAAAAGATATAGGTAAGGGAACTCACAGTCCTAATCAGTACCCAAATGCATTTATTTTAAGAGAAGTACCAGAAGCCGATAAAGATGATTACTTTACACATGAGATAATGTTTCCTAAAAATATGAAAATAAAAAATGTTGGGGACGATGAGGATGCTGCTATTATACTTACCGGTTTTACTAGTTTTAATAATATAATAAAATTAGATGAAGATAGATTTTCACAAATAACTTTTTTTCCAGAAGATAGATTAATTTATAGTCCACAAAACATTCCACCAACAGAATTAAGTTATCTTGCTAGTTTAGGATATCCTAATTTTAAATTTGATAATAGTATTGATAATGACGAGTATATCGAGTCTTTAAATATAAATCCAGTAGACTTTATAGTAAATTTAAGAACAATAGATACTCAAGATAATTTACTTTACTATCAAAGAAGTGATAATAAATATCGAGACACATCCTATCCAATAGAAGTTGATCTAACAATAGGCTTGTTTAATCTAAATGAATTCGAAAATAATTTTGATGAGAATGCAGACTTAACAGCACTTTACGGAGGAGCATATCTTTCTGATCCAGATGCTATTGTTGCTTATTTAGAAGATAATATTGAACCATATACTCATAAAGCTTTTTCTTATTATAAGTACAGAGTTATTCAATGGGGTGATGAAAAACAACTGCTGTCCGATAGTCAGATAGAAAATAGTTATCTTTTTAATTTTTACGATAAAGAAGATTATCCTAATCTTAGTGATTATGATTTTAAAAAATTTATAAATGAACAATCTACGCTTACAAAACCAATACAAAATTCTAGTAATCATGTTTATGTTAATCCTGGTGTAAAGTCAATAAAAATTGTATTGTATAGGTATACTCCTAATGGAGCTTTTATTTTACAAAGTTATCTCATTACAAAAAACATTGTAGTGAATGATGGATCTTTATCATCTCAAGATTTTTCTATATTCGGTACAAGTAATTTTAATCTACTGCCATTAAAAGATAATCAAGCAATCATAGGTGGTATTGACGAGAATTCAGAATACAATAACTCAGTTTTTAAAATTGTAAAGGATGATAACTTTATACGAAGTGATTATTTAGAACGAGTTTCATCTAGGGATTATGTAAAAAAATTTAAAAATGGTTCTTTAGGAAAACAACCTGGTCAGTTGGACTTAGGACAAACAAGGGTATTTACAGAACCAAAAGATATTTATGATTTTATTGGTGCTGATAAATTAAAGTGGATAAATGACGGATCGGGAAGTTTACCTATCAATAGTTTAGCAACCGACATATTTATAAGAGATGATAAATGTGTTGTTGATTTAAATCCATCAAACTCTGAATATTCAGCAATACAAAATCAAGCAGGTTTAGAAGGGGTAGGGGTATTAATTGGAGACTATAAAGTTAATCAACCAGAAGGTAGTGGGATACAAAGGGAAGGTGCGATGGAAACTCCTCTTTTAGAAACAGATAACGAAAAACAAGCATTTTAATGGAAATATTACAACCATATAACAACGACACCTTACAATTAATATCCGATAATAGTGATTATATATTTACTGCTAGTGATTTACAACAAGGTGTTATAAAAATATCTGTATTTGGTGATAATGGTTTTTTTGATAGCAGCGGTGACTTACAAGAAAATATTGATTTCTATGTAAAAGATGATGAGTTATTTTTAAAACCAAATGAGTATTTAGATAGAAATAATTTTTTAGAAGATAACTATAATGTTCAGTTTGATTTTTTAAAAAGATTTCCTCAAGGTGATATTTTTCACATATCGCAGGTATCTCCAAGTAGAAAAGAAGTTAGATTAAATTCGGTTAACTTTGAAATAGATAATGGTCTAAGAGACTCGGTATCAAACTTCATGAATGAAGATCCAAATGAAGAAGACGAAAAACCATATCAATTTAATTCTTATTTTGAAATATCACAAGGGCGATTGATTCCTATAAATGGATATGCGTTTGATGAGGTTACTAGTAATAAAAGAACTTTAATATTAAAATTAAATGAGCCCTTACCAACCGATATAGAAGTTTTATCAACCGATTTTAATATATCAAATAAATTTTTATCTTCACAAACCGAAACTATTTTCTTTATTGATAGAGAACAACTTTCTGTAGTTGGATTAGGTTTAGATGTAGATGTATCATTTTCTACATTCGATACACCAATCTCTGACTCTTCAGCTAACTACAATGAGATAACAGCATCCGTTGGATTAAATATTGTAGAGCAAGTAAATAGATTACAAAAAGACCTTAACCTAAATATAGATTATGAAAAGTTTAATGGTCATGTGTTTTTTGGTTCTGCAAAATCTAAATTAGAAAATTTTAAAAATAAAGCTGTTAAGCTAGACAGTATATATTCAGAAATAAGTTCTTCATTATCACTAGTAAGTAATCCGCGTGTTATAGAAAAAAGAAAAGATTTATTTAAAAGGATACAAAACGTACAAAACGATTTTACTCATTATGATTATTTTATGTATAATGATGGTCAAAGTTATTCTACATCATCTGCACCGGGAGTGGGTATTAACTTCGCTGGTAGGGAGTATAATAATAAAGTAGATAATAGTTTTGAGATGTTACAAGACCAAGAGGGAATTGATAGAGTTTATAAAAAAACAGAGGATGGTTTTATTCACCTTTTTACCGATGTGTATAATGTAGAACAACCACCTTTTTATAATTCTAATGATGATTTTTATCTTTCATTTTTATTAAAGGGTGGTGACGCAGAGTACAGTTTAAATATTAGTGGTGGTTTAGCTAATCAAAATTACAACACAACTGGTGGTACTACATTAGGAAACTACCCATATAATAATGATAGACAAATTCCGTTTGATGCGACAACCGGTTCTGTTATATTAAATCCAGAAGTAACGGGATCGGAATATAGAAGATTTATATTTAGAGCACAACAAAATTATTTTAGACCATCGAATTCAAATGGGATAGTACTTACAGGTAATTTTCCTGAAAGTTATGGAAAGGGTTCAGGCACATGGACGATAGCAACTGGTTCTATGATAACTAGCTTGACAACCGGATTTGCTAGGGGTATCCTAGATACTTCTGGTAAATTTACTAATTATTTCTTTCCATCGAATATCGGTGAGGACGGTTTGGTTAGTAATTCAACAGCTAATCCTACTATTATTTTACCACAAGGTGATTTATTTCCTGTGTTTTCACAAGAAGGTGGTGATAAAGAAGCCCTTTTTGCTAATGTAGTTGTAACAAAAAATAATCCAACTAACATTCATCCTTTTTCAAAAATATATAGACCACCGAATGGTGCTTACGCCGGTTCATCAGAATGGAATGATTGGTATAATACAATGGAACGTATTGCTAAAGATTATGATAATAATAATATCCATTCACTTATAAATAACTTACCTGAAATTTTACAAACTGGTGATGAGCATAAAGTTCTTCGTGATTTTGTAAATATGTTAGGAGAGCAATTTGATTTGTTAAGAAGTTACATTGATAATTACCATAACATATATAAGTTAGGATATAAAAATCCAAATTCTATGCCAGATAATCTTTTGCCTATAATAGGAAACTCACTTGGATTTGATTTATCAAACCCAATTTCTGGTAGTTTAGAAAATTATTTAGAAGGAACTGGTGGCGATGAAGTTGGTGATAAAAAAGCTATTGCTTCTCTTTGGACAAAAATATTAAATAACTTGATGTATATTTACAAAACAAAGGGAACGCAAGAAAGTATAAATACTTTATTAAACCTTTATGGATATGATACTAACTCTTTTAATTTAACAGAATATGGTGGTTCTACCGATGAACATAATCCATCGGTTGTTACTAATAATGTTGCAAATGATTTAGATAATGGATTAAAAAATGTTAAGGGTAATGTTTCTTTTAAGGAAAAAACAGAACAATTTAAATCATTAAACATATCATCTGGTTCGGATAGTTTAGCATTAGATTGGTGGACGGAAGACGCTAAACCAAATGGTATAGAATTTATTTTAAGAACAGCTCCGACAAATAATACTCAGACAATTTTAAGAGCTAGCGGTTCAGCTGATTTATGGGATTTAAAAATTATACCATCCGGCTCATCAACTACGACTGGTAGTTTAGAGTTTAGATTAAATCGTAGTGTCAATGGTACTGGTTCATTAGATGCGTTTACTAATGCTATATCAATGTCAACTGATTTTATTAATGATATAAATAATTTCAAATATTTTAATGTAATGTTACAAAGAAATGTAGTAAGTGCTTCAGCTCAACTAACACAATCATATCATTTGTTTGTTGGTAGGAAAGAAACTGATAAAATTAAAGATATACAATTTGTTACAACATCGTCATTTAATATAAATGCTAATAACAATTTTATAACATCATCTGCTGCTCAACAATCTGCTGGTAATAATTTATTTTTTGGTGAGTCTATAACAGGTTCAATTGCTGAAATAAGAGCTTGGGATGCTTATGTTAGCATGTCTAAATTTAAACAACATATTCTTAATTACAAAAGTGTTGTTGGGGGAACTGTAACTTCTGCTAGAGATAATTTAATTTATCACTATCCACTAGCTGATAACGAAGGTGGTACAACAATAAAGGATATTTCGTCACCAAGTAAAAATAAAAATTTTGATAAGACCATATCAACACAACCTAGTTTGACAATAAAAAGTAGTACATCAGATGTTAAAAACTTTAGTTTTCAAGTTAGAGGAACTGACGCTGTAAAGAGTGACAAACAATTTAAAATAGGTTCAGATTTAAAATCAGTAGGTGGTCTTAATTCTAAAACTTCTAACTTAAAACAACCAGTTAAAGCTGGAACAAATGAACCTAAAGTACAAGTTGTAAACAAAATTGGTAAAACTTATTCTTATGTAGATGCTGTCGATTCGATTATAATAAATGCTATGTCCGATTTTCAATTAGATGATTACTTAGATGATTATGATAATAATGGAATATATGACGACCTCTTAACTTTAAGAAAACAATTAATTACTGAAAGATTAATATCAGTTGATGTTGCTGAAAACTTATTATCGGTAGAAAAACAAACGGATGATTCTGGACTTATAGATATATTAGAAACTTTATTACCAGCAAAAACAAAATTTGAGTTTTCATATGAAGTTAAAAATGATACTCTATTTAGATCAAAAATAAAAAAAGCTAGTTTACAAACAGAACTTAATCCAAATAAGGTAATTGGTTCTACCAACTTAACAGAGCCAGTTGTTAGTATAAACTTTAATCAAAACAAACACAACGTGTCTATTGATGTTCTAACTGACGAGTTCTCCGTGTCTGCTTTAGCTAATAAAAACTTAAAAGAAAAAACAATTAATGTTTTAACCGATGAAATTAATGTAAGTGCTACTGCTAATGATAAAGTTCATTCTAATTCATCTATTAAATTAAATATAACAGATTTATCAGATTCATCAAATCAAAAAGTTTTTAATGTAGAACTGAATAATTTTAGCGATTTACTATTGGGTTCTAAAAACGAGTTTTATAAAAATAGTGGAACTAGTGTAGACAATACATTTTTTAAATCAGGTAATCCTGGTATTAATGGAAAATACAATACTTACAAATATGAAGACAGATTTTTCTTTAGAAGTATAGGTGATACCGAAGAGTTTTTTCCTGTAAGTGGAACTTACGAAGATAGAACTGGTACAAATGCTAAACAACCTTTTAATCATCATGATAACTTTAGACATTTTGGAAATCGTTATTATGTAGATAGTAAAGAGGGTTATACTTACGATTCTTTTTTTGGAGATGCTAATGCTACGGTAGATGGTAGGATGATAGGTAGAACTCTTTTCTTTAAATCAGATGCCGATGGTAACATTACTTATCCAATCAATCATTACTTTAAGGTCGGAACAAGTAAAGATATGTTAACAAACCTTATTTATAAGGGAACACAAAACGATGGATCTAATCCACCAAACTTTGATAAAAACTTAGATACATCACCAACAATTTCAGCTTATACAATTAACGTAGGTGGTTCGGATACTACTAAGAAGTTAAAAGTAATAAGGTAAAAAAATATTTCGATATATTTATAGATAGACATATTTAACACAAGGACAAAATTATGGGAATTTTAGATAACGATACCGTCATAGTAGACGCCATCTTAACCAAGTTGGGAAGACAGAAATTAGCAAACGGACAACCTTTAGGAATATCACAATACGCTTTTGGTGATACTGGTGTAGATTACACATTATATAACGCTGGCCATCCAAGTGGTTCAAGTAATTACGGAAGTGCTATCACTTCTCTTCCAATGTTGGAAGCGGTACCTGATGATAATGTATTTTTAAGATTTAGGCTTTACGGAGAAGGTGAAAGAAATGTACAAAACTTTTCTTTTATAACTGCTACAAGTGGTACTTCTGTAACAATATCTAAGGTTGCTGGTGAAACAGAAAGTACACCTGTTACAATAGTCCCAAGAGTTTTTCCAACTGTATCGGGAGCACAATACAATTATAAAATTTTAGATATGAGAGGGTTAACATTAGAGGGCGTAAATGCTTCGAATGTAAACATATCTGGTGAATTTGGTGCAAATAAATTACCACCATTTGACCATCCAGATCCAGTTATAGCAAATATTACTGGTATTAGTGATTTAATTATTAATGCTCAACCACAACAAATTACTTCACAAAGATCAGTTGGAGTGGAAATATCAAGAGATGGTGCTGCTTCAGCATTTGTAACCTTAACAATTGAAGCTAACAACACAACAGCATAGGATTTAGATTATGATTAAACAATTTAATATAGCCGATGATACAATAACAACACAGATTGGGGTAACTAATGGATTTTTTGATGGTGGTGTTGGAACACTTGCTGGTTCAGGTTTTACCACATCATCCTTATCTGCTGCACAGAAATCTTATTATTATAATCTACAATATAATACTAAAGATCATTTTAGTATAACTTATGGGCACATTCTTGGAAGTGGTAGTGCTGAAGAATCAACAACTGTTGAAGGAACAACACAAGCAATCTATAAACAATTTTTTAATTTCACAGAACCCAATTCTGAAAATTTAAGAGATGGCACCGGTTGGCAAATGATAGATGGAACTAATGGCAGTAACGCTGTAACTCAAGAAGGAGTTTATATTTTATCTGCTGAAAGACTACAGATGAAAGATAGGTTAAATCCAGGTACCTGGACAATAAACCTTTCTGGTTCAGAGGGTAGTGGAAGTGGTGCACTTCATTTTGGAGCTCGTAATTTATCACTAACCGATGACTCAAAAACAACTGTAGCTGAATCTGCTCCATTTGGTCCAAGATATCATATTGTAGAAGGTTCTGCTGGAGAAGTAACTACTGATTATACAACTAGAACTTATGGATTCTTTTATCCTGACGCTGGATTGATGGTCTTTAGTGCCAATGCTCTTTCATCAAGTATACCTGGAGATGAAAATTACATAACAAGTGGAAGTGATCATGGTTTAGCGGATGGTAATGGATTAACACAAGATTTAAGGGTAACGGATGCTGCTGATAACGCTAACAAACTTAGAACAGCAATACAAAGAGGTACTGGAATAACTATTCGTTCAGAAGAACAACAATATATTTATGATTATTTCTGTAGAGCTAAAGCTAGTGAATTTAATCTTTCACAAAATATAACTTTTTGGAGTGGTTCAACTTATGAAATAAGGCATAGTGATATGGTAACTAATCCACAAACTTTTATTAGTGAAGTTGGATTGTACGATACTCAAAATTCTTTATTAGCTATTGGTAAATTAAGTTCACCAATCAATAAAAACTTTAGTTCAGAAGCTATCGTTAAAGTTAGATTAACTTACTAATGTCATGGGATGTTTAAGAAATTTACAACCGAAAACCAAAATACCTATCAGTATAAGGCACATAAGAAATTTACTTTAAGCCAAGCTGATTTAACAAGATATGAGTTTATTAAAGACTCAAGTAATGAGGTATCTAAAAGTTATTACGATTTTGCTCGTATAAATTTTTATCTTAGTGGTTCTCAAGATGAAACATATCTAAACGAATCATTTAACATAGGTAATGACGGCTCCGGTAGAAATATATTCCTAAACAAGTTTTATGATAATGGCTCAATTGTTTTTATTCCACAAAATAAATTTGATGAAGAAATAAGACGAGGTAGTTTTCTTTTAGTAGATAATGCAACGGGAGCAATCATTGTTGATGATAGTGATGGAAATCTTTTTTCTAAAAATGCTACTTTTTCACAATCCATATTCCCCTTATCTTCACAAGACAATTATGTTGGAAATATTTTTTACAATGTAGGAGCCTTTGCTATTACAGAAACTGCTTCTTTTAACGGTTCAAATGATTATACCGATGTGACTAGTGGTAACTTTACGGTTCAATATCAAGGAACAACACAAATAAATACTTATGAATGGAGTTGTGACTCACAACCAAATGAATTAAATAACACAACTAATCCTACGGTGTTTAATTCCAATGGATTAGGTCAATTAAAAGATAATTTGACAGGTAGTAATTATCCAACTTATATAACAGAAGTTGGATTGTATGACGACCAAAATAGTTTAATAGGTTATGCTAAGTTATCAAAGCCAATACCAAAAAGTCAGCAACTGCCGATGAAGTTTTTACTAAGAATGGATTATTAAAACAATACTTATATAGGAGAAATATTATGAATAGCCCAATAGCAAAATTTGTTAACTGGCAAGTATCAACTGGTCAGTTAGATATATGGACATCATACCACCTAGCAGCTGGAATCTTTATTGCAAAGATAGCAGAATGGTTAGGACAAACCGATTTTTGGTGTGTGATGTGGGTAGTGATTATAGGTGTAGCATGGGAAATATTTGAGTACTTTGTAGAAGGTACAGAAGAAACTTATGGTACAAAAAAGAAGTGGGCTTACAATACAGGTGCTGATTTACTTGTAGAGATAGGTGCTGCTGCTTGGATAATGATATAGGAGAAAGCAGATGTTAAAAAAACTTATAATAGGTTTATTATTAACCTCATCTTTGTTTAGCCAAGAGTTTTTTACTAACTTTTTTAAGTATTCAACTGCTTATGCAAGTTTTAGTTTAAATGCTCCTCGCTATCAAGACGATAGGTTTGCTATTGTTGGGGGTTTATCTACTGGTGATTTAATTGTAGAAAGAACTGAAAGAGAATTAAAACCAGATTTTCAAAAATCTTTTGGTATAAGAAAAATTGGTAGATTTCAATACGAACCAAAACGTGGTGTCAAGTCTGCTGGAAAGGGTGGTGTTTGGTATGATGGTTCTGAACAATCAGCTAATGAAAATGCTACATTTGGACCTGTAAAGGGTTGGGAGTATTTGATTAAATTTTCAGAAGGTAGACAATGGGGTGATGACTATCTCAATCAAGAATATTGGTTAAGATATATTGGAAAATTTGTAATGGCTAAAGTAGGTTGGACAGAACTTGGTTTAGAAGATATTAATTATGGACAAGGTGATATTAGAATCCACCTCACACCTGAAGCATTAGGAAATAAATTTCATCTATCTCTTGGATTTAAACACAGACAACATCCAGTATATGGATTTGATGCTGCTATCTTAGATACAACTTGGTATAGAGGACAATGGTGGGATTTTGCAGAAGATGCTTTTGGTGTTGATGATAACCGATGGGTTGATGCTAGTATGATTGACGAAGATGGTAACTTTATACAAGGTCAAAATGAACTATTAGAATACATCAATGGTGAGTGGGTGCCAATTGAAGGTGGTGGTCCTTTTTGGAATGAAGGTGGAGAATATTGGGGACATGATTGGTTATGGAGAGGTGCCAACGGAGAACTATTTGCTTATACCGATAGAGAGTTTTTTATATATCACTTTCCAGGTATGTTAGAAGAATATATCGGTGGTGTTAAAAAAGATATTGGATATCAAAGTGAGACATCATTAGTATTGGGTATGGATTTTTATCATTATGCTGAAAACTGGTGGTTACACACTTGGGGTAATTGGTTGCCGGTACATTATGGTCACACAAAACACTCTTATCACAATGCGTCACTTTATCAAAATCACATAGAAGAAGGTAAAGAACCATATGATTTTGAATATGTAGAAAAGGGATGGGCTGATTGGAATGATTACGATATGGGTGCTATCTTTGGTGTAAAGTTAAAAGATAATTTAGGTGTATTTGCTGAAGGTAGATATTTGTTCTATTGGGAAAGACCAGCATACGATATCAAACTAGGTGTTAACTATCAATTTATGGGATTTTAAAATGAAGAAAATACTTTTACTTTTATTATTATCGTTTGGTTGTGAAGATACTATAGTAACTGAACAGAAACAAGAGCTAATTCAGATGTGGGTTAATGGTGACATTATACCTGTCTATGATTACTATGAGAGTATTACTACCTATGGTG